TTGACCCCAACTCCCTCAATCATCCAAACTATAAGAGACAAGTTGAGTTCTACAATAAACACCAAACATTTTTCGAAGAAGAAAAGAAGGTAGATTTAATCTGTAGTCCAGCAGAAGATGTGGATTATAGTAAATATGAAAATTATTTCGATACCATATTTACATCACCACCTTATTTTGATGTGGAAAAGTATAGTGATGAAGATACCCAAAGTTTCAAACGATACACCACAATCGATAGTTGGAATGAAAATTTCCTACACAAAACAATCGGTAAGTTAATACCTACATTAAAGAAGGATGGTATACTTGCCGTGAATATTGCAGATGTCTACCATGAGTCTGTAAAAGGTTATGTGGATATAACAAATGCCATGAATGATTTTATTAAGTCACAAGGATTAAAATACGAAGGTTGTATTGGAATGGAAATGACCAAGAGGTTTAATTCAGCAGGTGCTGGTAAAGGTGTTAGTGATTACTATTCAGAAGATTTAAAAGAAAAGGCTAAAGAAACCGAAAACATAGCATTTGGTGAACCGATTTGGATATGGAAAAAAAACTAATTAACAAGTTGGACAAGGATATTTATTAAAAAGAGGTTATATGAAAGAACATACATTATGGGTTGAAAAACATCGACCAAAAACACTCGATACATACATTGGAAATGAACAATTAAAAAGTAAAGTTCAAGTGTATTTAGATAGTGGTGATTTACCACACCTTTTGTTGTTTGGAAAGGCTGGAACTGGTAAGACCACATTAGCCAAGTTACTTGTCAATAACATAGATTGTGATTATCTATACATCAACGCCTCGGATGAGAACAATGTTGAGACCGTGAGAAGTAAGGTCAAGAACTTTGCCTCAACTATGGGTTTCAAGGATTACAAGGTTATAATCTTGGACGAGTGTGATTATATCACACCAAACGCCCAAGCCGCACTTCGTAATCTGATGGAAACATTTAGTAAACATTGTAGGTTCATCTTGACTTGTAATTTTGTAGAAAGAATTATCGACCCGATACAATCTCGGTGTCAATCTTTTCAAGTGATTCCACCAAATAAGAATGATGTAGCTAAACATCTACATAATATTTTAACTCAAGAGAGTGTGAGTTACGATAGAGAGGATTTGGGTATATTGGTTAATAGTGGTTATCCTGATATAAGAAGAGTTATCAATGGAGCACAACGACAATCACTTGGTGGTAAACTAACAATTGATAAACAGAGTATAGTTGAGAATGACTACAAGATGAAGTTGTTGGAGATACTCAAAACCCAAGATAGGAAAAATGCCTTTAAGAACATTCGTCAGTTATTGGCAGACGCAAAAGTTACAGACTTTGCTGATTTATTCCGTCTTTTGTACGATGAAGTTGATAGTTATGGTAAAGGTCATGTAGCTGATTGTATTTTAATTATTGCTAAATATGAATTAAGTGATTCACAAGTAGTGGATAAAGAAATCAACGCGATGGCGATGTTAATAGAAATTTTAAGTGTTATTAAATAAGGAGTTATAATGTTTTTTGAAGCAACTGTTGTATTTATAGAAGAAATACAAATGAAAAATGGTGTTAAAGAAAAGAAAGTTAGAAGAAGTTACTTAGTGGAATGTGATTCTGTTACTGTCGCTGAAGCTAAAGTGAATGAGTGGGTAAAGGATTCACCATTTGTTTTCGAAACAATCTTAGTAAAACAATCTAAAATTGTAGATGTCATATTGGATGAAGACTAATGGAAAGATATTGGGGTGAGAGAAAATCACCAAAAACAAGTACAAACTCTACAAGTAAATCAGAAAAACATATTTCAGTTCACGAGAATAAGATTTACTATTATTCAAGTGTTAATAGGGATAGTGCATCTGAACTTAATAAAAAGATAGGTGAGATAGAATCTAAAAGTTTAACTTTACAAAATAGTTTAGACTTGGAAGTACCACCAACTTTAAGAATATACATAAATTCAGGTGGTGGTAGTGTGGTTAGTGGTATAGCATCTATGGATACTATATTGAGAACGAAAGTACCTGTTCACACATATGTAGACGGATTTGCAGCAAGTGCAGCAACATTCCTATCGGTGGTGGGTAATTATAGATTTATGAGTCGTAATTCCTATATGTTGATTCATCAATTATCAAGTCAGTTTTGGGGGACATATTCTAACTTCGAAGACGAGAAACAAAATCTTGATTTAATGATGAAAACAATTAAAGATGTGTATAAGAAATATACTAAAGTTCCAATGAAAAAACTTGATGAAATACTGAAACATGATTTATTGTGGGATGCAAAAACTTGTTTAGAGTATGGATTAATTGATGAAATTATATAAGGAGTAAAAATGGCTAAAAGAAAATTTAGACCACAGCCAGGTCAAAAGCCTGAACCACAAGGTGTTAAACTTGATTTATCACAAGCGGATACAATGAAGTGTGAGGATTGTGGAAACTATGTTTGGATAAAGGCAACTATAATTAAACGAATATCTGCACTTATGAGTCCTACTGGTCAAGAGGCACTTGCACCAATAGATATCTATAGTTGTGGAAATTGTGGTAAAGTACCATCGAGTATGTTAAAGGATGTTGGATTAGAAGTACAACCTGATTTGATGGGGTAATGAAAACTGATTCTGTAAAATGCTTAACACCTGAAGTAAAGTGGTATGAAAAAAATTTACCACCAAGTGTTATTAAGTATAAAATTGATGATGACAAATTGATGAAATCCTTGATGGAGATTGTCGATAATGATGGTGATAGAATGTACCATAAGACTAATTTATTCTGTGCAATGAGTGGTTATAAATCTCACATTTATTCTCAATACAAAGAAAGATATGATGTCATTTTAGATATAATAAATTCTATTTTAGATGAACAGAATTTCAATTTATCAGTTGACGATATTTGGGTTGCAAAATATGAGAGTGGAGAATATGCAAGAAAACATGCACATGCTCCATCAAATTGGTCTTTTTGTCTTTATTTAAATGAAGGTGATGGATTTCCACCATTAGAAATAGATGATTACGGAAATGTAAATCCTGAAAAAGGACTTTTGGTTTTCTTTCCTGGTAGTTTAAATCATGAGGTAAAATCAAAAGAATTTGAAG